AAGAGGAGCCTCACCGTGAAGAGACTTGGCTAAATTATCGACCGCACCCTGATGCTTTGCATGATTTCGAATGGCAGGAAATCGACGCCAAAGATGTCACTCATTGGATGCTGAGGCCCTTACCGCCCGCCCCAAGCACAGAGGGGGAAGGGTAGAGCCTTTGCTTAAGCGCCGCATACAACTCCCGCATAATGGCTGGGCGCCGCGCGACTATCAGCAACCGCTGTGGAACGCCTGGCTGAAGGATGACATTAAGCGGGTTATCGGTATCTGGCATCGACGTGCGGGCAAAGATGACGTTTGCCTCCATGGTACGTGTATTAAGGCGCATGAACGTGTGGCCAACTATTGGCATTGCCTGCCCGAGTATGCGCAGGCGCGTAAGGCTATCTGGGATGCGGTTAACCCGCACACGGGGAAGCGGCGCATAGACGAAGCGTTTCCTGAAGAGTTGCGCGCTGGTCAGAACGATCAGGAAATGAAAATCAAGTTTAAGAACGGCAGCACATGGCAGGTTATCGGCTCTGATCGGTATAATGCGCTTGTTGGTGCCGGCGTTGCCGGCGTCACGTTCTCCGAATGGGCTTTGGCTAACCCGTCCGCATGGGCCTATATCCGGCCAATGGTTGTCGAAAACGAAGGTTGGGCAGCATTCATCACGACGCCGCGGGGCAAGAATCACGCCTTCACCATGTACGATCGAGGCGTAACCCGTCCGAACTGGTTTAGTCAGCTTCTGGACGTTTACGCAACAGGCGCGGTGAGCAAAGAGGCCCTGGTTGAGGCGCTTGAAGAATACAAAGACCTTTACGGCGAAGACTTCGGCACGGCCATTTTCGAGCAAGAATACGAGTGCAGCTTTACCGCGGCGATTATGGGTGCGTTCTATGCTGTTGAAATGCGGCGTGTACGTGAAGAAGGCCGGATAACTGAAGACTGCGTGGCAGCTCCTGGCGTTCCTGTGCATCGGGCTTGGGACATTGGCGTTAGAGATGACACGTCTATATGGTGGTTCCAAGTCATTGGCGGGCAAGTGCTGATCCTTGATTGTTACAGCCAAAGCGGCGCTGGTATCGACCATTACGCGGAAATCTGCGTTGAGAAGCAAGAAGAGCACGGCTGGGCGGACGGTGTTGACTTTGTTCCGCATGACGCCAAGCAACGCAAATGGGTATTGGCTGGCGCTGCAACCCTGATGGAAGCTATGTTGGACTATGGGTTTAAGCCTGAGCTTGCGCCTGATGTGTCACTTATGGCGGGTATATCTGCGGCACGCATGACAATGAAGCGGGCCGTCTTTCACCCACGCTGCGAGGCGGTGGGCATTCCAGCCCTTGAAAGCTACCGGCGCGACTGGGACGACGACAAGAAAACCTTTCGCCAAGCGCCGTTGCATGACTGGTCGTCTCACCTCTCGGACGCCTTTCGTTACATGTCCCTTGTGTGGAAGCCTGAAATTGCAGTACAAGCGGTAACGAAGAAGCGCGACCCGATGGCTGGGGGCGTGCAGTTGCCACCGGCGCCGACCGGGAACAACTTGGCGAAAAGGTTGCCGCGATGAATCAGGAACAGGCTGACAAGCCGATTGAAGAGCGCAAAGAGGATAACTTTGACGCTCGGCCATATCTTGACATGCTCAAGACGGCAGAGAAGGGCCGCGAGGCCTGGAACGGGGCCTGCGATGCCGCCAAGGACGCATACGCTAATCTGTCCAAGCTCCGTAAGCTGGCGACAGGCGACCCTGAGTTTCAAATCTTCTGGGCAAACATGGAAGTCATCAAGCCTTCGATCTATGCCCGCCCGCCTGTCCCGGTTGTGACGCCTGCGTTCAAGGAACGTGACAAGCTGACACGCACAGCATCTGAAGTTGTCGAACGCGCTATGGTGGCAAACATGCGCAAGACGGACGCGCATAAGCAATTCAAGCTGTGCCGTGACGATCTGGCGCTATACGGGCGCGGTGTGGTCTGGGTCCGGCACGAGAAAACAGAATACAACGGCGAGTGCGCTCCGGTAGAGCATTTGCTACGGCATAACTTCCTGACTGATCCGCAAGCAAACTGGAGCCTGGTGAACTGGGTGGCGCGGGCTGGTTTCTTTACTCGCGACGAAGCAGAGAAGAAGTTCAAGCGGCGCGGCATTAACTGGGATGCGGTCAACTTCGATTCTGGCGACAACAATACGCCTAAAGAGTACGATGTTGAGAAAGTCGCTAAGGTCTGGCAGATTTGGGACAAGCGCACGCGGCAAGTGGTCTGGGTGGCTGAAGACTATGAGGAAATCTTAGAGCTTGGCGATCCGCCTGTGGAGCTTCGCACGTTCTGGCCATGTCCTGAGCCTGCGCAAGGCACGCTAGAGCCGGAATCGCTTATCTCTATCCCTGACTGGCTGTTCTATGCGGACCAGGTTGAGGAAATTAACCGTTACACACGCCGGATTAACAACCTTGTTGAGCAACTGAAGTTAAAGGGCTTTTACGAGGCGGGCGCTGAAGGCGTTGCAGCGGCGTTGCAGCGTGCACTTGATAGCAATGATGACAAAATTCTTGTCCCGATCACTGGCCTATCTGCTATCGATAGCCGCAAAGACCTGGTTCAATGGCTTCCGCTTGGTGAGATTATCCAAGCCGTGCAGGCAATGGTTGAGATTCGCCAACAGCTTATCCAAGACGTTTACGAAATCACCGGCATTAGCGACATTATGCGAGGCCAGACGCAGGCCAGCGAAACCCTGGGTGCGCAGCAACTTAAGACGCAGTACGGCAACGTCCGAATCCGCAGCAAACAAGAAGAAATGGTGCGTGTGGGCCACGAGGCGATAGAGATAGCGGCAGAAATTGCGGCTGAAAACTTCCAGCTCGAAACGCTTAAGGTGATGACCCGTATTCAATTGCCGATGCAGGCCGATCTTGTGGCGCAATTCGAGCAAGCCAAGAAACAGATTGAAGCGCAGGCAATACAGGCCGCGCAACAGATGCGAAGCCAGCCGCCAGCACCAGCGGCAGGGCCCGGGCAACCTCCGCAGCAACCACAGCAACCACAACAGCCGCAGCCTGATCCAATTGTAGAGGCGCAAAAGGCCATACAGGGCTTGCAACAGCAAATGGAGCAAGAGCTTACGTGGGAAAAGGTTGTTGAGTTTCTGCGCAGTGAGAAGCTGAACGCTTTCGCGCTGGACATTGAGACAGATTCCACCATCCAAGCCGATGAACAGGCCGAGAAAGAAAACCGCACGCAATTCACGGCGTCGGTCGGGGCATTCCTGCAACAAGCGGCAGGTCTGGTTGAAGCGGCGCCTGAGACTGGCCCGCTAATCGGTGAGCTATTGCAGTTTGCTACCGCGCCTTGGCGGACAGGTCGCCAGATGGAAAGCACGATCGATGAGCTTGTCGAAAGCCTGAATGCGAAAGCTAAGGCCGCATCTGAGCAAAAGGGGCAACCTGGGCCTGATCAGATCAAAGCGGAGGCGGAAGCCAAGGCTAAGGCCGATGAAGGCGAAGCCAAGAAGGCTGAAGCCGCTGCAAAAGCTCAAGAAGAGGGCCGCAAAGCCCAAGAGCAACAGTTTACGCAGCAACAGCAAGCCAAGGATAATGAAGCTAAACGCATGGCCGAGATGCAAGCCAAGAAGGCTGAAGCAGACGCAGCGATTGCCCGCGAAGCTGAGAAGACGCGACTAGCTGAAGAGCGCGCGGAGAAAGAACACATACGCCGGATGGAAAATCTCGCGGCAGAGGATGTGCGAAACCAAACAAAACATGCTAGAGAACTTGAGAAGATGGAACGCGATGCAGCTTTAAAGGCAAATCAAGCATCGCAGGCGCGGGAGCTAAACAATGAGCGAGACTAGCAATGATGCGGTTGAATTGGAGAATGCGGTTAAGGCGGAAAGCGCCGATGCGGCAGGTGAAAATCAGACAAGTCAGGCCGAAAATGGCGACGTCGCGGTTATGGATCGGGCAGACGACGGTGATACAGCCGTCGATACTGAGCGAGCCGACACGGCGGGCAGCTATTACGCGTGCGGACTTAATGAGACGGGCATGCGCCGCTTGATCCGTGATATTGATTACCGCAATCGCGGTCGTCCTGGTCATGGTTTCAGCTACACCCCTGAAGGGGGCGATAGTGAGCTAATGACGCGCGTTCTTGATCACCAGTCAGTGCGCAAGGCAACGAGTCACGTCGGCGTTGCTAACGCTGTCATGGCGCTGGTTGTCGAAAGCCTAGGCAGAAAGCATCGTCATCCACGGGGGCGCTAATGACCCGAACCACTTATAAGCAATGCCGGTTCTGCGGCGATTTCCATGACGTTCACAACTGGCCGGACAACCACCGC